ACTCTAGCTCATGCCAGCGATACATTCTTTTATTTACATCATCCCAAAACCAACCTTTGTTACTGGCGGGGTTATCCATTATTTTTCCTTTTTATAATTGTTTACAAGACCCATCTCTTCTCGGTCAAACCCTAAAGGATGGGGAGATAAACATTCTAACTCATCCCGACTAAAATGAATGTATGGTTCTGAATCTTCCTCATATATAGGCTCTGCTATTGTACCAAACCTAACATCGTATATGTGATCTCTCTTCCAGGTATGACTGTAAACACTATCAGTCATAGCGTAAACAATTACAAAAGGTTGGTTGGTAGCAAGAGATAGAGCTGAGCCCATTCTTAGTTTGCTAGAAGAAAGCAGTAAAGTGTCATACTTCTCTATACCAAAAGTCCTACACTTTACCTCTAACCAGAATGAAATTTCTTTAGATTCACACCAGTAATCTAGGCCGTAACTAACTGGTAGTTTATGGCATCTAACATTCCAGAGTCCCTCTATAAAACCAGCAACGCGCTCTTCACGCTTCTGGTCATTAATATTCTCCATCTTTGGTTTTGGATTATCCATCTGTATCTCCTATTAATCTTTATACCTTCTTTTAAATTGCTTGTTTGCATTTCTTTGGAAAGACCATTCTAAAAATCTGTTAAACAATATATTAATAAATCTTTTCATTAGTCCTCGTTAAAAAATTCTGGGTCGATCGCAACAATACGTTTTGTTGGTCTTCCCGTTCCCTTCGCCTTTAAATCTTTCTCTTGTATTTCCCCCGAGTTTTTTAATCTTTCTATAATTTCTTTTACTTCATATGACTTCATTGATCTGAATATCTCACGCCTATCAATATCACGCTTACTTATACCCCAATCCCCTTGCGACCTAATAAAGCTAAGTATCTGTTTAATACGGCCTTCCATTTCAGACCCAGCAACTTTATCTTTGCAGTTCTCTATCAGCATTTGATCGTAGTAATAAACATAATCAATAGCCCATTGAGTTACATCGCCTTTAATTACTTTGGTTTTTCTGTCATCTGCCAAAGCCCCTATTAAGGCAAGACGCATTGCTTTTTCCCTGGTTCTAGAAAGCAAGACCTCAAGACCTTCTTTCTCTAAAGCATTTTGTTGGTCAACTAGCTTGTAAGCTAACTTGTCAAACAAGTCATTAGAGTCATCATCAAACTTTATAATCCTTTGTTTAAAATCTAATTCAGCGTTGTCTCTAGAAATCTGCTCCATTTCGTTATCAACCTGTCTTACATGCGACACCCAATCATAAGTAGATTGAGGTGGCTCAACAAAGGACACCATTTTTCCAACTGTTCTTGGCACGTGAGATTCCACAACAATAAATCTATTTAAGAAGCCGTCAACAATACGACCTGTAGAGAGAGCGCCGTAAAAGTTTTTAGGAACACTCATACCAACTAAGGTAATAGCAGGTTTGATTGTAGATCTATCCAAGACTTCCTTTTGTTGTTTATTGGTTAGAGTCATCATTGAATAGTTATCTGGTCTTAGAACGCCATGACACCTACCCCAAGTTTCCATTAACACTTGCAGAGCGTCTTCTTTGTTTGAGTTACTAGATTTAGATATGCTTTCCAACCTTTTACCAAACTCATCCATAACAGTTATATGAGTTGGTTTATATCTAAGTAAGCTGTAGATAGCTCCGCTTGATGTATAGCCGTCCCCTGCCATTAAATCACTATGCTCTGCTCGATCAAGAATAGTCTCAACAACAGTCTTAACATTTTCTTTGCCTTGGCCCGACTTAGCAATACACATAAAGAACAAAGATGAGAAGTTATTCATATCGGTTCTATACATTCTACCCAAAGCAACAGAGCCTAAAGATAATGCTGCTTGCATGCTAATGGCAGGCTGAGAGATATGTGCTATTTCTTCAGAGTATTCGTAGATATCTTTTAATACTCCTGGAGGAGAGAAAAGATTGGTTGGCTCAGCAACTGTTTTTGTTGTTGATATATAAGCTGGTGCTTGTAAATTTTTACGATCATGTGTTTTTTGAATTGAGTTTACTGTTGTTGATATTTCATTAGCTGGCAACGGAGGTTTGTTCTGCTCATTCCAAGACTGAACAAAGAACTCTGTAAAATCTGTATTAAGACCTTTGGCTATTAAATAACCTGCCAGTCTTGCAGCTTGATCGTTCCTGCCACCTTCGGCCATACCTTGAATAGACAAAGGAGTGGCAATTGGTTTTCCGTTTAACTTATCAACACCTGTAACTTTTACCCAAAGTTCTTGCGTAAGATTTGGTAAGTCCTCAATATCATTTAGATCCCAATCTGGAATCGTAGTAGGAGTATAAATAGCACCTGTTGCATGTATGTTATGAGGAGCAACTATCAAACCACCCACCCCTCTAATATCAATTAGCTTTGCAGGATCATATCCTTCAACTCTTTTTGCTACCCAAGTAGTAAAGTTTTCTGGATTGTTGTAATAATAATGAACCCCTTTACCTGTTGCTACTTTAAAGGGTGTTATAGGTAGATTGGTTTCACACCAATTTACTGCTTCTGGAGTGTCTGCATCTATAACAATAAACTTGCCACAGACTAAAGCGACGACTAAATCATCTCGCCCTTTAAACCATTTTTCAATCTCTTCCGTCGTTGGCTGTCGCTCTTGAAACTTTTGCCACCCCCCTAATTCTTTGGGCGGAACTTTGTTATGCCTATGTAGAGGTACTACACTTATTCCATATTCTGCATAAGCAAGAGCTAAGTCCAACGCAGAATCTTGCGCTGTTACTTTTAAATTGAACACTCTTAGTCTTCGCCATTCTCTTCAATAGGGCCAAAGATAGATTCAAAGTCTAGCTTACCGCCAGATGCTTTTATAATTTTCTTAGCTTGTTTAATAGAGGGTTGTCTAAGTCCGTATCTCCAGGCTTTGGTTGACGCTGATGAGCAATCAAATAGTTCTGCCGCGGGGTCAGTACCAATAAATTCTATATACTTCTTCAAGGTTATTCTTTGCACTTCTCTCTCCTTATATTGTGGTTCTAGCTTTTGCTGTCTAAATGATTTAAGCTCTTCTTCGGTTAAACATTTTAACCTCCAGAGATAATTCACCTTCCATTGATTTACGTCTACTTCTCTCATTTTACATTCCGTTAAATATTTAATCTACACATATTGTAATTCATATTAAAATAAATTAAAATAGTATTTTAAATAAAAAGGAGAAGATAAATGTCTGATGATATATTAAGTAGAATTAAAAGCCCTGGCGACTTGGTTGAAAATCAAGGTGCTAAGATTTTAATGTATGGGGCTGCTGGAGCTGGTAAAACAACTTCACTTGCAACCGCACCTGGAAAAACTTTAATTATTAGTATGGAAGCTGGTCTGTTGTCTATTAAGGACGCAGTAAACGTTACCGCTATTGAAGTTAAAGAAGCGTATGAGATTGAAGAAATTGCTGAGATGCTAGAGAATGGCAAACTTGATTACGATACTATCTGTTTAGATAGCGTAACTGAAATGTCTGAACTTTTACTAGCACAAGAGAAAGCAAGGTCTAAAGATCCCAGACAAGCTTACGGTGAGGTCATCACAGTAATGACAAGAACGATGCGTAGATTTAGAGATCTAAAGATGCACGTTATTTTTGTTGCTAAAGAAGACAAACTTAGAGATGAGTCAACAGGTATGTTCCACTATCAGCCTATGATGGTTGGCGCAAAACTACCTACCCAAATTCCTTACTTCTTCGATGAGGTGTTATGTCTTAGGACTTTCACTGAAGAGAATGATGAAGGGAAGAAAGTAACCAATCGTTGGTTGCAAACAGTTCTTGGAGATAATTACATCGCCAAGGATAGGAGTGGCAAGCTAGATTCTTTTGAAGAGCCTAACTTGACATATATTATTAATAAGCTTGGATTTACAAAAGGAGAAAAGTAATGAGCGATTTTGCAGACGTCAAGTTTGATTTTGAAAGTAGTAATAGTGGAGAATCTACTATTCCAGAGGGTGACTATTTAACTGAGGTAAGCACGTGTGAGAAGACAACTTCTAAGACGGGCAACGAATACCTTAGGTTAGAAGTTAAAGTATGTGGTGAGAAATATAAAGGATGGATCGCAAGAGACAACCTTAATCTTTGGTACACCAATAATGACTCAGAGAAGCAAGAGCTTGTCAGAGAAATAGCCTCTAGAAAGTTTTCTAGTTTGGTTAAAGCTGTTGGAAGAAAAGATAACCCACCTTCGAATGCTGGTGAGTTGGTCGGAAATAAAGTGATCTGTTCTTTTGGAATAGAAAAAAGCACTAACGCTGACTACCCTGATGATAAAAATAACATCAAGGCTTTCAAACCTTTAGAAAAAATGTCGCCTAAACAAGCAGACGACAGCCCAGCTTGGGTAAAAGAAGGAACTTCTGAGGCTAAGGCCCCAGCTAAACCGAGCTTGTAGTTATAGGGTTTCGCTAGGACGCCCAAAAGGTATTTTTTCCCCCCTTAATTGAATACCTACCTAGCTCTTTAATGAATTGTTAAACTTATATGATGAGTAGGATCTACCTTACTTACGTCAAGAATTTTTCCCATAGTAAAATCAAAACTTTCTTCCATAGTCTTAAGCAAAGTAAATAGTTCCGCTGTATCAGCGTCTCTGGCCTGTAATAAGATTAAATGAATAGCGTTGTTTACTTCATAAACGCAAAGGTATTGAGGGATGTTGAGTGATAACATACCCACAATCCTAGCATATAATTATTGGTCGTTGATGTATAAAGCAATCATTGCATAGTGAATGATTTTAAGAAGCTCTTTCCTTTTGTCGTCTTTCTTTCCGTAGCGCATGGCATATTTCATTATATTGCCAATACAAAAACCCTCTCCAAATCCAGCATCTACAATCATATCAGTCGCCTGGTATTTACCTTGAGAATAATGTTGGTTGTAGGTGCTATCGACATACTCTTGCAAATCAGCAAGAGTTATATCTTCTTTGAATTTATAATCAATAGGTTCTTTTCTATCGTACATATCTTATAGAGACAAGGTAACAATATTGGGAGAGTTATAAACAGACAGATGACCGCCTTCTGAATGATTTTTGTACAACTCTAAAAAGCCTTCCATTTTGTCCCAACCAAGATTCATTTGCTCTTCTGAGATAATAAATACTTTGGATGCGTATGGGTAAGCTTTCTCTTGAGCAACAAACACAAACTCGTCAAGTTTAAATCCTGCCGCTTCCATACCTCTTCTGTACCAAGCTGCTTGCATGTCATAGCCATACTTCTTAACTGAATAAGCAAACTCTACTGGGTCGCAAGACTGAGTAGTTTTATAATCAACCACACATATAGCATTGTCTGGATAAGGACTTTGGACAGGAGGACAGATAACATCTGGTCTGCACTTACAAAGAACCTCACCTTCATACCAATAGAAGCTGGCTTCTGCAACTTTGCCTTCTGCGTTTAGGTAGATGTTGCCTTCTTCAATCATATGTTCTTTCATACCCTTGATTGCTTTCATNTCGTTCTCT